TTGACACCGACATCCGTATTAGTGGTGGTCAGTGGGGTCACTTAGACGATGATCCTGTGACCTATCGTGGAACGCATATTGCCCTGATTGCCGTTCGTGGTGGTTCACTGCAAACTACCTTTAAGACGCAGCGATCAGAATGGTGTACGGTTTTATGGATTGAAGATTTCGATATTCCGTGGCTGCAATTCAACGTTGCAGAAGGCGGTGCCAACGTATCAAACGATGCCTTGCATATTATCGCGTGGAAAAACGTCACTGTTGGCAGAGTTAATGGAGGCTCTGATGACGATTTAGTTGTTCTCGGCAGTAATACAAATTTAGCTGGAGATGGCATCACAATTGATTCTATCAATGGCAATAGCAATAGTAATGCATTAAGGATCGTTCAATCTCGCAACGGTGTCACAGCAGGATTTGGCGACCCTACAGAAGAACTAAAAAACATCAGTGTCGGTAAGATAGCCGGAGATTTCGCCGCCAAGCGTTCTGGTATTTGTTATTTAGATATTACCGGCCATTCTGTTACCAACTTATTCAAAAACATCAGTGTGGGTCAAGTCAATGTTAATTTCTCAGGAACGGTAGACGGCTCCAATGTCTTTCCATTTCGCTTTGAGGCTGGTGTCGGTGTTCACCTTGGCATCTGCGAGGTTACAGGGACGCCGATCAGAGACATTATTCAAGCCTCAGATGTAGTTGGTTTAACCTTTGAAAGACTTGATAGTCCAGCCCCTACAAAGTCTGGCGAACGAATTGCCGACCTTACGAACATTACCGGATTCAAATTTGGTGGCGGCAATGTTGCGTGTAACGCGCAAGCAGGATTCAAGCTAAACAATGTCACTGATGCCCAGATCAGAGCAAATATCACAGAGGTTGAAGATTCCTTCGCAGGGATTATTCTTCAGGGAACGTCTGATTGCGTGGTATTACCTGGAACAAAGATAACAAGAAAGTCAGGTGAAACCACAGCCAAGGGAATACGGTCTGATTCCGGTGCTACCAATACATCCTTAATAGTCGAAGGCGTTGACCTGGTTGATATTGACTCAACAATTGAACTTGCTACGTTCCCGACCAATTTTAAGCAATCAAACAACCTTGGGCATGACTTTGATACATGGACTAATTCAGACACAACTCCTAATGTAGCTGCTTTTGACAAGTTCTTTACGGGAACCACCGGAGTTACTGTAACTCAGTTTGACAACGGATATACGGGCCAAAAAATAGAAGTCATTTCAAAGGGTGCAACAGTTTATGATACATCGACTGCATCAAGACTCATTGGAAGTAGTGTTGACATTACGACTGCAAGCGGAGATATAACAATGTGGATATGTGAAACTGGTGGTACGTCTAGTTCCGTATGGAGACTGATGGGATTTGTTGACGTTAGTGTAGATAACTCGGCTGGCGCATGAGACTCAGTAAAAACTTCACTCTATCGGAATTCACTGTCAGCCAAACCGCTGAACGCTTCGGTATTGATATGCATCCACCTGAGATCGTCGTGGACAATATCAGGAACCTTGTAAAAGCTTGTTTACAACCGTTGCGTGACGAAGCCGGCCCGATATACATCAGTAGTGGATATCGTCCGTTAGAGCTTAATACACGCATCGGTGGGTCTAAAACAAGCGCCCATGTAAAAGGCAATGCAGTGGATTTCAGTGTAACAAAAATGACTCCCTTTGATGTTTGTGAATTGATTGTGGCTATGGAACTACCATTCGATCAGGTAATTTTAGAATTCTCCCGATGGACGCATTTAGGTGTGGCCGATATACTTAGAGGCGAACAATTAACAGCCTATCGAAAAGACGGTAAAGTTCGATATGTAAACGGTATAATCCGAATGGAGGATTTGATATGAAAGAGTATATTCCAACGATCATTGCATTATTGGCCGGTGTGTTAGTTCACATTGTCAAAAAGGGTGCGCAAAAGTATCAGGTTGATAAGACATTTAGTCTATGGAATTACCTTGCTGGACATCCTTATCAGACGTTCCTCACATTTGCATCTGCTGGTGGCGTCTATCTTGGATTATTGAGTGGTGATGCACTGACGCTATCATCTGCGTTTCTCGGTGGTGTTGCTGCAAACTCATTAGGTGACGTGGCAAAGGGAGATAGATAAAATGAAAGATTACTTTTTCTGGCTCAAACTTCAGTTATCTGTATTGCTGAAAAAGAAAACTATTTTGAAAGTTGGTAATCACACATTCATACGTGGCATTTACATACCAAGAGGTCATATATTGTGCTTTGAGAGACAGATCAATTCAAACGATGGCATGCATATCATCGGGGGTAAGGATGTCGAAGTCGGTGCCATTTCAGGCGGCTTGATTCCATAATGAACTGGCTGAAGGGCTTAGTTTCATCAATCTGGATTGGCATATTAGCCGTTGGTATGGCTTTGGCCGCACTGTCTGCGGCAAGATCACAAGCCGAAGCTGACAAGTGGCGTAAGACGGCTGTGGATGAGAAGGAAAAGGATGTATTCGACTCTGTGCACAAGGCTAGTCAAGCACTGACACAAGCTAAATTGGCTAACAACAGAGCGCGTGAGGCTAAAGAGAATGCAAGGAAAAAACTTGATGTCATCGGTAAAAAAGACCCGCAACTGGCTGCTGTTGTGTCTGGTTGGAAGTCTTCTCGCCTGCGCGACTCCTCCAGCTAATCCGTGGGACTCTATTGAAGTCCCTTCAGAGGCCATAGAAACGCCTCTACCGTGTAATGAGTTACCTGAACCCGTTGCTTTGGATGACATCGGAAAGGGACGTATAGAGGCCATGCGTGAGTGTGCAATGGCGAATTATGATATCGCCAGCGAACATATCACCCAAATCAAGGAAATGCGGGACGCTGTTGGAAATCTTATAGACGCTGGTCAGCATCAAAGGCGCATAGCGGAGATGAAACAGGAGATGCTGGACGATGAACGAAAAAGGAACTTCTTTGAGAAAATCGGGCTTTATGCACTAATTTTTGTAATGGGGATATCTTTGTGAAGAAAAAACCTAATCTTCTATTAATGGTCGCTATTGCTATATTTATGGTTGTCGTTGTGTTTAAGATTGCCGAGAGTTCTGGCCCCGATGTTGAAGTAGAAACCACAGTCGATACTGTCCTAACGGGCGGCGACAATATAGCCAGTATTGCGGGTAGTCGTTCTTATGGTGTTTCTCAGTCTCTGGGAGACGTTGATATAAACGATTGTCTTGCCAGCACTCAATGGGGAATCCCCGTTATCTTCGCCAAACAGACCGTTCAAGAAAACCCCTGGTGTATGGCTAATTCTCTGGATGCCCGTGGCGCGCATGCAGCTGCAGCTAAGGTCAGGTGTACTACTGAGACAATAAAAGCCATTTATCCAGATCCAAAAGAATGCGAAAAGGCTGTAATGTTCCAGATGAAACATATCGAGAAACCGGCAAAAGTAGACCGTGACGATGATCGCTACGAGGCTCTGTATGCCCGTATGGCAGCTTATGAGGAGCAGATAAGCAAGGCTGAGGATAACACAAGGAAAGTGACTCAGAGGGCCAATGCGGCGGCTGTAGTGGCAAAACAGCAAAAAGAGCTGGAACAACAGACAGCCCAACAGGACTTAGAGACTTATCGGGAGATTATCAGTGAGTAAATGGATTGGAGGCGCTACAGCGGTACTGGTACTTGTTGGTATGGTTCTTTGGGGTGTGCCGTGGTATTTGAAAGGACAGGTTGCTGACCTATATGCAGCAGAAGTGGCCGCATCCGCGCTTATTGCTCCTGATGAGAACGCAACGGAGAATGCCGCCACCATTGGTGCAATCCAACAGCAACTTACGAGCATGGAAAATCGCATGATCAAGCGTGACGAATTCTTTATGGCTTATCTTGAGCGACAAGCGAATAAGGAATAATTTCCCAAATGTGGCATAATCCATCAAACCACTCAGGACTATGTTTATAATGGAACCGCAAGAGATAGCGATAGGAGCGACGCTTTTAGTTATACTTGGCTGGCTGATTACTCAATGGATTATGGGTACCTTGAAAAGACTAAAAATACTCGAAGATACCGAGAGCGAGCAGAACGTTAAGATTGCTGTTGTTGAAGCTAACATAGAACATATCAGAGTCACGCTTGATGAAACCAGTAGTGATGTCAAGGAAATACTCAAGTTAAATGGCAAAAGATCTACAGGATAATGCTTATCGACTTCTTGAACGGTTTCTAAAGCGGTATTTCTTAGAAGGTCTTTTGGTGCTATTAGTAAGTCTTGCTGTAGTGTCATCAATGATTTCATGGTCAAGAGCAGAACGTGCTATTGATGATGCTAAAGAGGCTAAGGCTAATTCAGCAGCGCAAGCAAACTTGATAGAACAATTGAGCGATGATGTAGCAACATACCGCTTTCAACAATCCCTGACACATTCTGAACTGAGGGCTAGGGGTTTCGAATTAACACCATTGGAGAAGACGGATGAGTGAACAGCAATGTAAAGCAGCAGCTTGTGCGGGCGGATGTCTGGATGCAATTGTGGTCGATAATTTTCGTGAACTCACAGACGTTGCCGTGACACTAGTAGCGAATGGCCTTCTAACGGACGAACAATTAAGCGATATAATAGAACTGTACACTCGCTTTGAAAACGAAGTAGAACGACGTACAGAAGCTGATATGAAGGCCAGAGAACGACTCAAGGAAATACTTAATTTGTAGAGAAGAATTACGACTTCTGATTACCTGAAGCAGAGTCCAGAAAACGATTCAGCTTATTCGATAGGTGTGGACTCTTGTCAGCCAACTCATCCTCGATGCGCAATCCACGACAATGACGCTCAATGATTCTCTGGAGGTTGCATGCGTACTCGATCTCAGTCTCCAGTCGCTCAGAGAGTCGTGTGCCTTCAGCACTCAGACGCTCGATCTCGTCCCTAGTGTTTTTAATATGTGATGCTGCCCATTCTGGGTTCATTTTGCATAAAGTAAAAAGCGGAACAGATTTTCCGGTATCGTCTTTATAGTCTGGTTCACCCATTTTCACGCTCCTGCCTGTCCTCGTCTATCTTCGATTTCCACCAAAGCAGAAATCTACTGAACTGAGTTGCTAGCGAGAGCAACAAAATGACACCGAACACCGTGCCAATCATGGTCATAGTCGCCATAAATTCCATCCACCATTCGCAATCGGTCACTGCCTATCTCCGTCAGAATCACATGGAATTGGACTTCCCTCTTTCTCGCATATCGGTTCAACAGGTTGCATAACGGTATCCATTATTCTCCAGGTTCCATATGAAAGCATTGTGATAATGATTGCAGATAGTATGAGATCAGGTTTCATTGTGTCTTCGTGGGACTCAAGTCATGTACTTGGAATTGCTGGTTGACCACCGTTCTTTCCAGCCCCAATCGTCCTGCACGTAGCATTCAAACTCGTTAGAGAGCAGGTCAATCTCATCGTCCACCGACATTTCAAGCATCTGTAGAACGCGGTCGTAATCCTTCGTATGATCTTCTGGCGCTGCCTCGGTCCAAACCAGCCGTTTGCGAGTGCCAGCCTTGAACTGAGCAAGGTTTTCCTCAAGCACCTTGATGCACTCTTTGCAGTATCCATCGAAGGCTGTTTCGTAAGCATCGCGATGTTTTTCACGGTTTTCCGTCATTACCACGATGAGCGTGTCTTTGCTTACTGTTACGGTTTGCATTTAATTCTCCTTTGGATTGAGACGTTGTAGGTCAGTAATCATTTCAATATCTCGATCTGTCAAAATGGGATTTCACTATCGAAATCATCTGGTGGTTCAGTCGGTGGCGGTGGTTTCTTGGCTGGATTGGGTGCCTTGTTCTGATCCTTCCTGTTTACCGTAAAGGTCAACGATGGAGAGCCTTGTTTAGCATCTGGTTTGCGCTTCCATGCACTGACCCAGTACTCATTACCATCGACATTCAGCGACCCCGTAAAATGCGGATCTTGCTTATCCTCGCGCATTCTGTCATTAGGCCAGATAGCACCTCGGTTTCTGTTTGAATATTCAGGCATTGCCTTTCCTGTCTGCTATTGATCGGTAAACGCCGGCCTCGGCATCGAAGTCGTCAGCCTTTGCCTGAGTGAGTTGCTTGTTTTCCTCTACAGTGAAACAGCCACCCTTTGTTGGCGCGATACGAAGATTGATGCGGTCCTCTTCGTCAATCTCCAACAACTCTTCCCAAGCAGCAGACAGTCTCTCATCTCTCAGGTGGCCTTTAATTGAATGCACGCTGGCCTCATTTCGCTTCCACGCTTCGTTGTGGGCCACTAGGCGCTGCGTAGCCGTTTTAATGCCCTGAGCGATTAGAGCGTCACTCATTTCGTCTGCTGAACGAATTTCAGTGCCTGCGAGGCCGTAGAAGGCTAACGCTCGACCTACAGCGCTTGTTTCCGCATTCTCCAACGCAGAGGTAATATTGACATTTGTTGAGTCTCTCACTTCCTCGGCATAGCCAGTTGATATGAGGTTTTCTCCGTCCAAGATACGGGCGCGCATAATGACCTTGTGCTCATCTTGAAAAATCAGCTTGGTTTCAATCGTCCAGGTGGGCTGCTTTTCTCGGAACTCGTTGACACGAAGGGCTACGGTTTTGTAGTCTACGCCGTAAATATCTACGATACCTGTGTTAGCTGCCATCGTCGTTTCCTTCGTCTTCCATAAGACAGTCCTCACATACGGGCGGATCGTATTGAGCGTCTACCTGTTTGTCGGTATCGAACTGACGGTCACATACTGTGCAGAGAATCATGCTCATAAGTGCTGTTCGATATACCGAGCGATCTGCTCGAATGATTTGCCAGAGTCATTCATCTTTATAAGCTTGGTACGATGCTCGTAGCCACCAATATCTCTGATTAATTTTTCATTATTTGGGCCAAGCCAGTCTTGTTGGTCTCCAACGCCTATAGTCCATTCTCCTGTACCTTCTGGTTTCCACCAATGCCTACCCTGCACATCGCAAAGGACACCCAAACAACAGAAGTTATTTTGTGCATCACGAAGTTGACCGGTGCCCTGTTTGTATTTTCCAGACCGAAGCGCACTGATCCACCGTTTCTTAATTCCTGCTTTCATTCTATTCTCCTTGTTTCCGTACCAGCAGAGCCATGCGATCTAGCCCTTGGTGCATACCCTCAATTGCGTCAAGGATACTTTCAGTAACGCTGTGTTCGAATGCGGCCTTGATGTCTACAGAATCAATATGCTTGTCGTATTCGCGCTCTTGAGGTTCTCGTGCTTCTTCGATTGCGTCCATTTCAGATGCGGGACCATCGGTAATTGAACAAGGCATTCTGGTCATTCTATTCTCCATACACGATATTCAGTTTCGGAGATTGTCCTGATAGAAAATTTTGAACCGGATTTTTTTGATTCCTTGGCAATGTAGTAGGAAATCTTATACCGATTGGTAATGCTGTCACAAAATGAATCACCGATTTCCATATCAGAAAAAGGGTATTTACTTGGCATCGGGATGTTTTTTTCAATTTCAATGCTCATTCCACTATCTCCGCAGGATCATCATCGAACAATCCGTCAATAAGAGGATCAGGATAATCCTGTAATTCACTCATCCAGTCGTTCATTGAAGTTCTCCAGATTCAGGCAACAATGTGATGACAAGCCTTCCGTAAATCTGGAAGCGTATTAGCCTCAATGTAATCGCCGTCTGCGTTGTAAGCAGCAAAGCCATTAATTGTGACACCTACACAATAACCATAACTTCGTAGTTCGCTGATAATGTCATTCATACCGTTCTCCCGTTTCGATAAGCCAATCTAACACAGTCCTTTACTCGAAGTCAATACTATGTTAATCTCATTTCAACTTAACGGAGCAGTTATGAAATTACAAGACGCGGTTGAACATTTCAAGTCACAGCGAAATGTGGCGGATATATTGGGGTTGAGCGAAGCCGCAGTAAGCGTTTGGAAGTCAAGGGATGATGGCATTATTCCGATGAAACACATTATCAAGCTCAAGGACTTATCAAATGGTGAACTTGATCTATGCTTGGACGACTACCGATGAGCGCCCTATTCCTTGTTATATCTGGATTGTTGTTTGCTATTAGCTTTTATGGCGGGACCAATACTGACCATAAGACTTCGGCAAATGCAACTCGCGTCCTCATAGCCTCTGGAATATTCGCTATAGCAGGAGTACTGGCATGAACCGAGAACGCGCCAAAGAACTACTCCCCATTATAGAGGCTTTTGCCAATGGGGAGGATATTCAGTTTCGATGGAAGGGAATTGATTGGGATGACTGCAATGATTTTATGGCGCTTGGTATGTCCAAGGTTAATGAAATTGAGTTCCGAATCAAACCATCGCCGCGTGAGTGGGACGTACTCGTTGATGAACACGGTTGGATACTTACGATACGGCAAGACGGTGAAGGCGAAAGAGACTGGATCAAAGTCCGTGAAGTACTCGATGAAAACCTGTGAACACTGCTTACGACAGGTCAATCACTTATTCCAGGTTCGTGTTCGTAATAGCAATGGCAAGCCAGTCAGAGTCGAGGTTTGTTCAAGATGCGAACAGGAAATCAAGATTATAAAGAGGCCGAAATGAAAGACAACAATGAAATGCTCAGAAAATTCCTTGAGGCATACCTTGAAAGGCTTGCTGGCGAACATGAGAAGGCAAAGGAGACTATGGATCGAATGGAAATGGTACTACAGCGCGTCGATCGAGAAGAGGCCAAATCCAGAAAGGAACTAAAGGCACTCAAATGAACGATAGGATTAAACTGGCAGAGGCCCGTTTTTGGAACTATGTTGCAAAACTTGGTGATGATGATTGTTGGCTATGGACCGCTGGTCATTTTGCACAGGGGTATGGATCATTTCACTTTGATGGTCGAAGTGAGAAGGCCAGCAGATTTTCTTGGATGCTGCACTTCGGAGAAATACCTGGAGATAAGTTAGTTTGTCATCATTGTGACACCCCATCTTGCGTCAACCCTAAGCATTTATTCGTTGGAACGATAGCTGATAACAATCATGATCGTGACCGTAAGGGTCGGGGGCGAGCGCCAACCAGAAAGCAATGTCAGGCAGCTCAGGCGCTATCGGTACGTATTAGAAGGAGGTTCACGGAAGATCAAATTAGAGGCATTAGAACTTCATGGCTATCTGGGACTGATGCAGCAAAGTACTTTTCAACATCACCGCAAATGATCTGCTTTATTCGGAAAAGAAGGATATATCAAGATGTCCAATAATACAGAAGATAGGATTCGTCTTTGTAAGGCTATGGGGTGGGGTGGTTTCTATGTTGGAGATATTACTGGAAAAGACTTTGGCATTCCTCCAAACGAAAGAGGGCTATCTGGGAAGGTGGTTCCAGACCCATTCACAAACGCTGACGATGACTATGCGGTGTTGGTGTGGCTTCGTATCGATAGTGATATCGATAGTGAGGCATACGCTATTGCGATGCTTACACTGATAGAAGAACAGGGCGGTGATCCTAGAAATAGTTTTCCGATGTATCGTGTTGGCAATTACGCCAGAGCAGCACTGAAGGTACTCCAATGAAATACACATCCCGCCTGTTCTGGTACGTCATTATTTGTATCGCTGCAGGAGTCGCAATAGCGATGATAATGGTATACGGATGAACGACAAAGAATTAGCAAATGCAGTTGTGGCTTTGGGTGTTGGTCAGGCCAACCCTAAAGGCGGGAGCTATTACTTTGACGGACCACACTCAGTTAGCCCTGACAAGTTCGTGCGTGACCCACGAGTAGCAATGGCGCTGATGGAGAAGGCACGATGGGGCGATTGGTCAAAAGTGCCCGGCACAAAGAAATGGATTGTTAAATTCTATGCTGAAACAGGCGAATTAGATAAGTCGCTTGAATCAAAGTATGGAACAGACGAATCACTCCCTCGCGCAATCATAGAAGCTTGCACCGAAGCTTTATCATGACAGAGGATGAGGCAAAATTACGCTGGTGTCCAATGGTTCGCTATTACAATGGCGATGACGGTGCCAATTCTACTAACCGTAGTCCAGAAGTTTGGAGCAAAGAAAATCATGGTGCAACAAGCAGAACAAACGCTCATTGCATAGGCTCTCAATGTATGGCATGGCGCACATCACACACATCAGTAACTGCAGGTGGCACAATCGTAACCGAAGCAGAGCCTGGACATGGTTGGTGTGGACTGGCAGGTAGGCCATGACTGACCCTAAAACAGGCATACACGAACCCACTGTAACTTTGGCTCAGGGAATTGATTATCGTGATCCAGGTCAGCGTGATCCACTGCATAAAACATTTCGTGGCCATGCCCTCAAAAAGCGGTGGCAGGACTTAACAGAAGAACACCTATCCAGGGACGCTGATAATGAGTGAACAAACAGAATTTCCAGCAAAGTATGTAGTGTTTTGGCCGGGTCAGGAAGTGAAGGCGTGCGAGAAACACTTCCAAGGCTTGCAGAGCTTGAACACAGCAATGGGTGGCGCGCCCTTAGCATCGAGGCTGTTAGAAGAAATTGGCGAATCAGGAGAATGCTCAAACTGCAAGAACGAAAGCAAAAAGTGGAATCCTAATGAGCGCATACAAGAGGAGGACAGATAATGAATGAGCGACTTCAATATCGTGAAACCATGTGGGCTATGCAGAAGCCGGATTGTTACGACGGTCCCAATTGTGACCGACTAAAGGCTGCTTGGAGTTGTTATTGCGACGGGGACAAGCAGGGTGAGGATGGACTTGAAGAACTTGAATTGGCGGCATCTACGTTTCCTTACGGGGCGAAGGTGGTTGTTAGTTTGCCGATATGTCCAACACCAGAATGCGGCCTTGATGCAGGTTACGCGACCGACGGAAAGTGTCAATGCGGGTTTGATTGGAATAAGTGGGCCTTAAATGAATACTCATGATTAAGCGTTCTACATATAAATATTGGGCATGGTTTTTTGGAGTCTTATACATGGCTCATTTGATACTGGCACATCCAGCAGGATATATGTGGAGCAACCTTATGCAGTGGGTGGAATTGTTTTGATGAATAGCGCATACTCATTATTCAAAAGGCCCAGCACCTTAGATAATGCTGAGCCTTTTCTGGAAAGCTGTTTCGAGAGATTCCAGGGCCGATGTCATTATACACCAAACCTCGCCCAAGAAATCAACCCTAGCCGCAACCAGCGGCGAATTAACGTCGATAGAGTCAGTATTAGTGGTGGTGGTGCCTTCTTGAATGCCGGCATCCGAGGAACAGTCCGGGGACCTGAGACCCCAAGCGATACACGCCGACCACGCGAGGCTGTAGTGAATGGTCGGGCCACCTCTAATGCTGATTCATATAGTCGGTGTTTTAGGTATAAGCGTTTAATAAGGCAAGCTGCAGGACTAAACAAGCCTGTACTAGTAGAGCTCTATCCCAGAGGGGCGTTGTCGAATAGTCTGGGACGCTTATCGAACGAGTATCGGGGTGACAACGTTCCTCACTCACCGTATCAGCCACATTCCGGGTCGTACCCTGCGGGATCATGTGGTCAGAAGGTAAGCAGCAGGGCGCTGATAACGGCTCTACAAACCTCTAAAGGGTCAGGAGTTAAGCGAGATGAAATGACTTAATCGTCAGGGTCTCGCTTACCCGGATACAACATAAAGGGTCATATGGCTACTAAGTACATATATTTCATAGTTGAGACATATCATCAGAAAGTTAAAGGTGATTCGTGTGTAAAGATTGGTATTGCTCGCAATCCTCAGAAACGACTATCTGAATTACAGACTGGTAATCCAAAGGTTTTAGAGGTTGCCATAACGATAGGTCCAATGAGTGAGTTCCAGGCTGCTCACTGTGAGGCTAAATTCCATACACGATTTAAGAAAGAACGATTAGCCGGTGAGTGGTTTACCTCAAAGGTTTTCAGGTCGCTTAGTCAGTGGCCTAAATTTTTACCTGATGGCCTAGAAATAAAAGTACACAGAACACGCATAGGTCCAAGGGGTACCAGAGAGATGAGGCGCATCAACACAGAGCTTGCTGCAATGCGTGAGGCAGAGATGAAAATAGTAGCAGACGCTAAAGCTGCTGGTTTATAACTATGGCTTGGGATTATACAGATAGGAGTTGGGAAAGGGGTTTTTCATATCCCAATACTTTAGATCACCCAAGAGATGAGGGTGATATTCGGTGCCCAGGTTGTGGGCGTTATGTAGCTGTCTACGAGTACTTGCAGACCTTTTATCATCATGAACGCCCTGCAAACAAAGTCGTTGATGGTATTCGGATCAAGAAGGAGCTATGCCCATATTCAGGCAATACGAAAGATTTAGAGCCAAGTAAATAGAGGCTACAGATAACCAGGAGAACAATGATGAACATCAGAACAGCAATACTGAAAGCAGCAGATTCGATTGAGCAGAATCCGAAGATGTTTGATTATGATTCGGTTGATATACCGGATTGTGGTTCGCCAGCTTGCGCCTTGGGGTGGATAGGGTTTCATCTTGGCATGAGTTGTAAAAAACACGGTTTAGGCCGGGATGTTTGTCGTGCTCTTGGTATTAAGAGGCAAGCTAGTTTTCCTGAACTTACATTGTTTTGTGGATCGCATAAATGGAAAGATTCAGCCCCAGAATGCGCCAAAGCCCTAAGACTCTACGCAGACAAATACCATCCTGCAGACCGATTCAACCAAGCCCTTATCTCAAGTCAATGGTCTGATTGTGAGTTTAATCCAATGGTGGAGATAGAACGATGAAGTGGATATCGATTGAGGATAGATTGCCAGCACCGCACGAACACTTTCTTGCTTATAACCGCAATGGCATCGTTTTTGAGTCGTGTATGTGCTACGGAATGCATGAGCCTTGGTTTACTTATCCGCGTGGCGACGGTAGCGCATCGAATACTGCTCCAGCGTGGATTGATGTAACCCACTGGCAACCCCTCCCAGAACCACCGGAGAGCGAATAATGAACGACGGACCTTGTGAGAATAAGTATTGTTTGATGGATCGTAGGGAAGACCAAAATCGAATACAAGGACTTGATTTTCAGAACCTGCAATTGAGAAGGATTGTCGAAATATTGATAGAGCCTTATGCTTATCGTGAACAAATGTCCTTTGAAGATGCGATGCGCATGGCCAAGGAGAACGATAATGAAAACTCAGCGTCAAGAGATTCTTGATCACATCCTCAAATTCGGCGGCATTACACGTGCTACAGCAGCCAATATGTATATATTCGAGCTATCCAGCAGAATAGGTGAATTGCGGTCACAGGGCGACGATGCGGGCGTCAGGTGGACGTTTACACATACTCCTGTACACGGGAAAAGACCAGGAGGAAGAAAGTGGCGAATCATTCGGTATTGTGAGCCGCAGAGAATAGAACCACAACACGAGATGAGGGTATGACCGAAGAACAAAAATTAGCTGTAACAAAGCTTCTTAATCTACTTATGGCATTGGCAGTTAATGCAGAAATGTCTGATCAATCACACAAAGACATATGGGAGGCAGCAGAGGCATTTGGCATATCGAAACTTGACTTATTGAAAGCCTGTCGGAAATAGTTATGAGCGATATTCGAAAGACCCTTGACCGAATACGAGAACGTGTCGATAGTGGCTCATACGGTCGCTGTTACGGCGCTAAGGAGACTTCTGACGAACGATTGAAGATAATCTATGCCCAACTAAGGGACTTGGCTCCAACGTCACTGACAACGGTTCCTGCTATTGATGCGTGGGTTAAAAGACGGCCAGAATATAAGCAAGGGGTAGAAGATAAAGCTAATGCCTATTGTGACTGGAAAACAGCCGAGACATTTATGAAACTATCCTTTGCTGAATTCGATGTTTGGAGATCCGAGGAAGCCACTAACAGAGGATTGGACAGACGATCATGAATAATGTCATTAAGATTGGTCGGGCGGCAACTGTAGAGAGTATCTTAGAAAGCCTTAATGATCGTGATGACACCGAAGAATTGTGTGTGCTTCGATCTTATCGAAAAGAAAATGGCGAACGTCATTTGGAGTGGTGGACAACTGAGATTGATTCACGCATATGGACGGTCGGAGTATTGCATTACGTAGCGTATAAAATAATGGAATCAGATGATGACTAACGCTAACTACATCGAAAATATTGAGGACGCCCTAGACGATATTCTAAACATGAGTGGAACGGATTACTCGGATTTATTAGGTGTGTACGCAATTCTGGTGTTGGTGGTTGGGGTAAACTGTACCAATGAGCATATACACGATGCTTGGTCTGTATGGCAAACAAAGTCAGAGCCAAAACATCGTTCACTCATTCCTTTTGCAGAGCTTACTGAGGAAGTTCAGGAGTTAGATAGCGAATATCGTGATGCCGTTATTATGGTTGCTAAACAGAAGCGCTCATGAACTGGAGATTCCTATGTTTTCTTGGAATGCTAATGCTTAGTCTATTAATGTGGGCTGCTATTATCAGTTTGATACTTCAATAGGAGATAGAAATGTTTTCAGTACAACAGAAACGAGATATTTCAGATGCAGTTCAGAAAGTTCTGCGTGATACAAAACACCCAGAGTTGCCGAAAGACGAAATTAACTTCCACCTGCATGTTGATGGTGCTGAGGGATGGTCGTGGGCTGATATCAAGAATAATGGATCCGTCACTAATCCCGGTGTTAATCCATTCAATGAAATGATGGCCGGCAAGACTGGAGATTAAGTGCCTCTAAGCCGATACGGAAACAAACGTGATGACAACGAAGGCGATATTATCAAGGCACTGGAGGCCATCGAAAGTGAAACGTAGCCAACCCAAATATGCAAAGGCGAGGGACTTAAATGAACCTGACATCATCAAAGCACTGCAAGCCATCGGTTGTGTTGTGGAACAACTCGACAACCTGGTTGATCTCGCCACATTGTACAGAGGCCGAGTGCGATTCATTGAAGTTAAGAACCCTGATGGCCTCAACGTGGAATCCGAAGAACAGATCAAGTTCTTTGAACTATGGCCGGGTGGTTTCGCAAGAAACGAAGATGAGGCAATAAGGATAGTGACTGATGAGTAAGGTAGTTGATATTGGTTGCATTACACGACTGGACTCACCGCCAGACAAGGTGCTTGAGAGGGCCATAGGCCAACTGGATAGCGTTGTAATTATGGGATATGACAAGGAAGGTGAAGAAGTATTTGCATCCAGTATTGCTGATGGTGGCAGCGTCTTATGGTTGTTGGAACAATGCAAGTTGAAATTATTGAAGGTACATATTCCTGATGACTAGCGAAGCAAAGAAACAATGTCAGCTAACGCAGGAAATTCTGATTCATTCTGCTACGTGGTGGATGACAGACGAAGAAAAAATAGCGCATCTGATTAAGACTATTATTGCAATGGCCATAAGTGCTACGGATTGTGAGGATCGCCGAGATATTCAGATCGAAAAACTAAAGAAGGAAGTCGATGAGGCGGAGTCTAATGTGATGGCCTATGCACAGGGGGCGATTAATGAATAAATCTATCTCTTTGCGTCAATTCGCCCGTAACCAGGATTGCCAGATAAGACTACCGGGTTGTGATGGTGGTGGTCAAACTACTGTACTCGCCCATTACAGGCTTGCTGGATATTCAGGAACAGGAATGAAGCCACCCGACATTATGGCGGCATGGGCATGTGGCTCGTGTCATGATTATTGTGACAACCGTAAGCCCTATGAAGGTGACAGAATGGCCGTTAGGCTGGCTCATGCTGAAGGCTGTCTCAGGACTATTGTGGCGCTGGAGAAAGAGGGCAAGTTAAAATGAAAGCACGGCAATTATGGAGTACGAGATGAAAATTGATTACGACAAGAACGCCACCCCAATTATCAAGGAGGTATTCAGTGGTGCTTACTTAGAGACCGCAGAGGGCAATCGGGTTGGATTCTGTATGCGTGATGACACTATTGAATTCAATGTATTGCCAAAATCTGGTGGATCGAAATGGTTCCGAATTGATATGCAAGAGGCTGAAGCCAATGAAATGTGAATGGTGCGGGCTAGGCCCTCAAGACGGAACCACGGTCTTTCGCATAAATGAGAAGGGTGTTCCCGGTATCTGGCGATGCGAGAAAGACCTTGATCGTAAACCGCCTGAAGATGTCGCCGAATTCGTAGCAATTTTGGAATCAGGAAATGCACGATCCCACTGATATGCTACACGGTATGGTCAGAAGCCTGAAGATTATTGATGAGCATTATGAATTGGTGAAACGATGAATAAAATATATGTCGCAGATACAGGATCTGAATTGGCCGGTATTTTTGGTCAAATTGAGCAAGCTGAAATTGATGACAGGAATAGCCTGATCGTAGCTCTTAGAAAGTCTCGCACTATTATCCAAGTTGAGGCCGCCGAACAGATCGAATATCTAGCAAAGGAACTTAGCTACGCTAGAGATTTGAATAAGATCACTCGCCCTGACGATCAATATGCCGAGTACAATTTTCACTCCACAAAGATGCGCCATGAGACGGTTGTTCGTCAGCGGTATGGTGATTTTGAGGCATGCCACAAGGACCGAGAGAACCTTATTGCGCATGTTGAAGCTCTGCTTTCTAAATAGGAAAAGGCATCTTCATGAGCATGACTGACACTTGTCCTAATTGTGGTTTCTATGTATCACTTAGTCCGCGAGAACGACGGTTGCACGAACGTGAAATTGAATCATTGAAAGCTGAAACCAAGGACGCATTTATGTGTGACTTTCAAGGTGGTTGGAATTATCACGAACATGAAGACTACAGCCCGGACTTAGCTTTTGAGTGCTGGGAGAAATACGATAGCGGTCAGAAGATGACACCTAGTCAGACACGTTACAGACGTCGTGAGGCCATCCAAATGTACCGAGACTGGGCTTGGTGGCGTGGGTTGGCAGCGCATAATTACCGAGTTCTGACAACGTTCCCGCGAAAACCTAGGAAATGAATTAAATCTCTTCGCGACTTCAAAGGTGATACAATAAAAACGCCCCAAGACTGCGAAATCGAGGGGCGTTAGGAATAGCTTAATAGAAATCAGACCACCTGAGCTACCCATGGAAATATTGTTCGGCAAGTCTAACACAATATCTGATGTCTTGGCTATTTCTCGTACCCGTCACGAAAGCACTAGGAATAAGCCGCCTGAACGGACAGAAAGGCTATCGAGATTTCGCCAGAGCGCATATGCCAAACACTCTCTGCTCGCCTTTACGGTAACTTTAATGGTGATTTATGAGTATTATCAAGTATCTAGAAAGAATCTTCCAAGATAAGTTTGCACATTGCGAGTGTGGTCATACATTGAGCGAGTGGTTTGTTCGTTTCAATGAAAGACAGTATCGCGAAGTGATGTACTGCTATTCCTGTAAGAGACAATCTGAATACGCGAATCACCAAGAATACAGGGACGTTCTGACTGACTAACAGAACGGGGACTAAGGCAAAGTCCAGAGGTTGGATCTCCCCATTGGTAGACTCGTCACCTACCTACTAAGGGAGAGGGGTTAGTTGTCACTGAGGAAAGTAAAATGCCAACTGGCAAATACGGAGAAAACCGAGAATACACGCCCGATGAATGCCCGCATGACGGGCAATACGAATATGAAGACAGCGAGGGATACCAAATGTATTTCTGTCCAGACTGCGGCTCAAGGGCTGAAGGTGACTCCGGCTAGCAGCATATCCCCCTGAAAAACAATGTATACTTCGCCGCATGCAAGCCATGAAGACATGCTATGGGGGACGTAACACACGTAAGACTGATTTGTGGGAGGGTATTTTGCCTTCTCAATGGGTTCCTGTGTGAGTTGGAATTGATTTGCGAGGAATACCCAGAGGATGAAGATCACTCGCAAGGGCTATTATCGCGCTATACGTCCTGATGGCTCATTCCTATCTCAACATACCTCAAGAGATGAATGTTACGAGGCTATAACCGAGGACGGTACCGGAACCTATAGAATCAAGTGTCCAGACCGGGAGGTTGATGTAGCGCTTATTTTACAACCTCCAGAGGCACCGCCAGGCTATGCTGATTTCGTCCCCAACTGGACGCAGATGGCAAAAGCCTCTGCTGACAACTTCGCTGCTGGTGGAAATGACTGGGAAGCTGACGAATACAAAGAAAACGGTCCTAGAACAGTCTTTTATTCAGCTTATGATAATTTACTGCAACACACTGAGTGGGCAATAAGAACAGGCAATACAGTCGATGATCTCAGTGCTGGACGTTCTAAGGCTCTACAAGTACAACTGAGCCGTTGGGGTGTTGGACCATCATCTGCGTGGCACAGAGCTGCTGACGCTGTCTATCACGCCGTACAGAGAGGAGAAGCCACAGAACAAGACATTATCGGGCATGTCGAGGGTAATTTCTCATTCTCCAGGCTAAATGAATACAAGATGGGGTCTGCTGAGGATACGACTCACCAGTATCATGGACGCTATACCTCTCGATCTCGTCCTGCAGCACTACTGGCAAAAGCTCTTGTTTACTACGAGATGCAGGGGCTAGGACGATATAAAGACCCACAACAGGGCAATGAAACCATTCCGTTCGTTTATGAGATGATGATCAATCATCTTTATCGTTGGCGCAATGAATTTCTGAACCAAGACACACCGAATAAATCGGATGACGATACAGCTCCGTTTATGATCGCTCTGACGATAGATGCTATACGAGTGTGTAGAGAATGGTTTATTGAAAATGGAGAAAACCCAGAACAATTTTTCCCTGCACAAGTCCTAAATGGAGAATACGGTTCAACTAGTTTTATCACAAATACGTGGACAGATTCAATCGCAGCTTGTGAGGATGTTTTGAATTGGCTTGTAGCCGATGGCTTAGACACAGACCCCTATCCCAAATCGTCAGAGTATTGTCGGGTCACAAGAACACATACCGCTAATGATGGTGGTGGTCCTGGGTCTGGTGGAGACAGGTTGCTTGGCGATCCTATGGTGCAGAACAATGTTGCTTACTACAGAAGTACCAATGCTTACAAAGCCGATAATATCCAAATGATGAACGTCATTAACTATTGGTGGCTGGCCTCAATAACAAATGACAATAAGATGATTGAATATGGGGATAATTTATTCTACGGTGCTGTGCTTCGATACAAAGACTCGTTCAAACAAAAGACTAAGAATCAGAATATGTATTCAATCTATGAGGCGTTTAAGTATCGTAATATTGTTACGGGTCGTAATGACTAATGGCTGCTGGTGATTTTGTAGTACGGCGAAACAACGCTAATGTCGATACGATTGCTAACACCAGTGGTGATCTGACTTTGATCTGGGACACTGCTGTTGCTAATCAGGGTTCTGGTATTACGCATAGCGCAGGTACGTTTACGCTTGGGGAAACAGGCCATTTCCTGATTATGTGGTCAGACGCTATACGATGTACTGACCCAGATGATGGTAGTCGTATTGGGTGGGAATCTCGGATTACTTTTGCAGGTTCCGATATTATTGCCGGTAGTTGTACTGGACACTCACGCCAAAACGGACTCACTGAAGAATATATTGTGCAGGGTTTTGCAGTTGTCAGCGTCACAACAACGACTGGCAATGGAGATGAATTCTTTATTCATCATATCCGTGATGACAATACTGTAGCGTCTCCACTTCCTTTGAGGATTGCGGCTACTCGTTCTGGTGTTACGATCATTAAGCTCGATGATACATTTGGCTATGGACGCTATACGTCATCGGCCTCTGTCACTGCAAGCGTTACGGATAACGCTGCCACAACACTCAATATCCAAACGACCGCCGAAGAAGACTCTCCTTTTACACGTTCTACCAATAGTGTGGACATAGCCACAACGAACGCTGTACTGGTCCTTTTTACGGCCAGGCTAACTACACAGAACACGGCAAACCGAGCTGAAAGCCAGATACGGTTAAACCTTAACGCAGGCACAATTGTTCCAGGCTCCTGGAATCAAGTGTACGGTCCGAGAAATTCTGATGACTTAAACAAAGCCGCCATGTCGGGGATGTGTATTATCTATCCCAGTTCCGGTGATGACCTGATTTTTGAAATTGTATCAAGGGAGTTAGGAGGTGATGACTGGGAAGCTGCTCTTACACTGATTGAGTTACCCAGTGGAACTGAATCTTGTACAGTTGAGGCAACCACTGGATTGTTCAATGAATCGACAGCCGCAGTATTCGCGTGGGATACCAACCCACATATCGATACGGCCGCTTTTACGCACACGACAGGAAATTCAAACATAGAAGTTGATAATGCTGACGATTATATTGTCATGGCGAACCAAGCCGTTACAGCAGATGCTGGCTTAACCGCAGCACGTGCAGTTCCGAGCATGCAATTTCGAGTGAATACGACCAATGACGAAACCGCAGGGGCAACCACTTATCACCGCTCTACCCAAACAGCAGACCACGGCGCTATTATGTGCGGTACATTGTTAACAGGATTGAGCGCTGAAGATGACATACACGTTTGGAATGATAGTACTTTCAGCCAAACGACAGGCACGCTGGTTTGCCAGAATGGTGCGTTCACTGCTATTCGACTATCCAGTTTATTCGCAGTAGCAGGTGGAAGGATCATGTCTAGTCTTGTAAGATCAGGCGGACTCGCAGGTGCTGGCGGTATAGCGGGACAAGGAGGAGGACTCGCTGCATGATGCCTGATTACCCCGTAGGGAAAACACTAGATTTCAAATTTACAACCAGAGCTTTTGCTACTGGTATTCCAGCAGTCTTGGCCGGAAGTCCTGTTATTGAGGTTTACGAAGATAATTCGACAACCCAAATAACAGCCGGTGAAACACTATCAGTGGATTTTGATAGCGTCGTTGGGTTGAATAATCTGCGTATTGTTGCCACAGGCGCTAATGGCTATGAGGCTGGAAAGTCATATGCGGCCATTATTTCTGTTGGTACGGTCGGTGGTGTTTCGGTAGTTGGCGAGGTAGTTGCGCAATTCAGTATTGAGCGTTCTCCAGTGAACTGGGCAAATGTTACGGCTCCTACCACTGCTGTTGATCTTTCGGGTACTGATATTCAGCTTGTAGACACCTGCACCACGAATACAGATATGAGAGGCACTGACTCAGCGGCTCTCGCGTCTGTATTGGGTGCTTTGGCCGATGCTGCGGCTGCAGGTGATCCGACATCTGCAGACACGTTGATGCAATACGTCAAACAGTTGATCAATACACTTGAGGGAACGGCTGGAATACCGATCTTCCCAGCTGCTGCAGATCCGGCCAATAATGTGTCTTTGGCTGAAGTTATTCGTGCTATTCGTGACGATGTTACAGGTATAGCGGGTGCCGCCATGCGCGGTACCGATGGTGTGGACACCGCGACCATGAGAGGCACGGATGGCGTCGATACGGCAACGATGCGTGGAACAGATAGCGCTGCATTGGCGTCAGTGCTTGGCACCCCTGTTGGTGCTGACATCTCAGCCGATATAGCCGCTGTAAAGGCCGATACGGTCATACCGGAAAAGAACGCCGCCTTTAGCAATATCTATGTATTGATGGTTGATGACACAGATCATGTAACGCCAAAGACTGGTCTTACACTAACGGTTCAGCGATCACTGGACGGTGCAGCATTTGGTGCTGCAACTGGCAGCGCTGCTGAAATATCCAATGGCATGTACCAATTTGACGCTACAGCCGCGGACATGAACGCAGATACGATCACATTCAGATTTAGTGGCACAGATGCTGACGATACGTTCCTGACAATTGTTACACGATGATCCAGTGGAAAAACCATATCTCAGCCTTTACGGGGGCACACCAGCATTTAGATAATTCATTTCTATTGGTGCAGCAGATTACTGTATTCGTGGGGATACCGAGTGCCACAGTAAGCGCACCAGCCCTTACCGAACCACTACTTGTTGCCGGTGGTCAGGTCATCACCATTTCGCTGACTGACGATACCTGGGTTGCTGCCGGATCAGCTTTTGATCAGGTTCGTCAGATTATTCTCAATGGCATGGTTTCTGCACAGACTGAGGACAAGGGCTGGAATAGAGAGATTCTTGGCAAACAGCCTGTCACAGCGGTAGTTAGAACCTCTGATGCGGTGGTGACGATCACTCTTGTAGCTTCGCCGGATTATGATATTACTGTGGGCGAGGTTATTACTGACACGGTGCCTGACGAGGCTCTGAATGCCTCTATCACTCCTCTGATCGCAACACCGACGATTGGTGTGACAGCAGATGCACCGATATTACAAGCTCATGTCGTGAATTTTAGCTCTGTTTCGAGATTGGTCAAATTCTCTTCAACACAGCGGAGAGTGACATTTTCCAGCGCTAGTCGTACCATCAAGATAGTGGATACACCCAATCCACTCGGATTTATACTGACCGAGGATGATGGTATTATACTGCAAGAGGATGATTTGCCCATTGCACTGGAGTAGCTGGTGAGCAGAACACACAATGAATTGGTCGAGGTTACTGTGACGGCAAAGCCTGAAGATACCAGCGGTAATCCTTTTACGCCGACTACGGCTCGTTATCGAGTCGATGATTGCGAATCAGGAAAGGAATTGGTGGACTGGACAACCATTGTCACACCCTCCACTTCAATGCAGATCACTATACCGGCCACAGCAAATGCTATTATTAACACCACCAGAACGACTGCGGAGCAAAAAGTGGTAACGCTAAACACTGACAAGGATCTGTCAAGTCAGCATTATGAGCAATATTTCTATGGAATCAAAAATCTGCAATTTGCTCAACTAACGTAGGAGAACACCATGCCATTTCACACATCCTCTGAGCGCGCCAAACGACCTGGCTTTACACGGCCAGCCAAGAAGAAAAGAAAAAAAGTTAGAGCCAAGGCTAAACGGAAGAAATAATGCCACTAGCTAAAGGCAGCAGTAAAAAGACAATCTCCAAGAATATCAAGAGATTGAGGAAAGAAGGTAAACCGCAACCACAAGCGGTTGCCATCTCTTTGAGAAAAGCAGGAAAAGCACGTAAGCGGAAGAAATAAGCGGGTTGAAAGCCCAACAAGCGGAGTAAAGTGTAATGAATAAAAAAGTAAATGTTATGTGGAAAACTATAGATGGTCGTGAAATGGGTACGATACATGAAGCTGATGAGTTGAATGTTAGTAACGACGGCGATCTTTTGGTTCTCAAAGATAATGAGTTAGTAGCAGTGTATAAAGAATGGACTCACGGTTATTTTCTCTTTGATCCAATGGAAGGAAGTGGAATATGAGCAAGCGAAGTGGAGGAATAAATAATGCGACACATTAATGTACAACCTAAAAACCCTCGCATATCGAAAATACTTTATCAAGCGGGTAGTTTTGATATTACCGAAAGCGGTGTTGTCAGGATATTTAACACTGACAAAGAGCTAATGGCTGCTCATAGTGACTGGGAAAAAGTATGGTATTCGCCAGAAACAACGGTTGAGTTAGTTTCAAGCGAATCAAAAGGATAACTGTTAGAGACAATGGGTGCACCAATCGGAAACAGGAACGGAGCAAAGAAGCGCTTACCTTGGCAGCAGGCGTTGAAGCGTGCCCTGACTAAGCTTGCAGCAGAGGACGGCGAAGACAAGCCAAACTTTCGCAGAGGTCTTGATCGTGTTGCTAAGAGCGTTGTCGCACAAGCAGCGGATGGCAACAAAGACGCATGGCAAGAGATAGCCAATCGTATTGACGGTAAGCCTGTTCAGGGCATTGAGCTTGGCGGTCCTGATGGCGAACCATTACAAGCACAATTAAACTACCTTCCAATATGTCCGCCCGACAAATAGACATAGAGTACGTCTCCAAGCTGCATCCGGTATATACCAGACCTAAGCGCATCAAGATTGTTGTCGGTGGGCGAGGTTCCACCAAATCTACTGGCATAGCCGATTATGTCTCAGGACAGATATCTTGTGGTGCTTTGTGGTGTTGTGCTCGTGAACACATGAACTCTATTGAGGAGTCGGTTCACAGGACTATGCTCGATGAGATCGCCAGATTAGAGATTCCAGGCTTTGAGGACACCAAGACCAGTATTAGCCACGTATCAGGTGGGCGAGCGTTTTATAAGGGACTGGCAAGAAATATCACATCGCTCAAATCCACGCTCACAGGCGTTGATGGCTTATGGATAGAAGAGGGCGAAGACCTATCTGAAAACACCTTGAGGGTTTTGACGGCTTGTGTGCGGCTTAACGCAACGGATACTCAAAGAGCACTAGCCGGTGAAGACGTCAAGATGCCAGAAATCATTATCACAATGAATCGTGGTTCACGATCGGGTGCTGTGGCTAAGAAGTGGCTTGCTCGTGCTGAACCATCACTGCAGAAGTGCGGGTACTACGAAGATGATCTGTTGATGGTTGTCGAGATGAACTATACCGACATGCCACAAGAATGGTTCTTGCAATCAGGTCTTGAGGGTGAGCGTGTGGATGATTATATCGAAATGACAAGACCACAATACGATCATAAGTGGCTTGGTCATTACCTGGATTCTGTAGACAGTGCGATCATCCCGGCTGAATGGTTTGATGCCGCAATCGATGCACATGTGAAACTAGGCTTTGAGCCTAAGGGTGTGAAAGTAATCTCACACGATCCGTCCGATAAAGGTCCGGATGACAAGGGCTTATGTTATAGGCATGGTTCAGTGATACTGGACGTTCAAGAGAAATCCGGCTTGGATGTGAATGAGGGCTGTGACTGGGCATTGGACTACGCCATTGATGAACAGGCTGATGTCTATATTTGGGACTGTGATGGCCTGGGTGTGTCTTTACGAAGACAGACGTTGAAAGCTATTGCCGGCAAGAAGATGCAACACGTTGAGTTTCGGGGTGGCAAGGGTGTCGATAATCCCAAACAGACCTACCAGAAGGTCGATAGCCACAGCAATACCAAGGCTAAGAGCAATGAGGAGACGTTCAAGAACAGACGTGCCCAATACTATTGGATGCTACGGGATCGCTTCTACAACGCTTACCAGGCAGTCGAGAGAGGTGTCTATATCGATCCGGATGAGATGATCAGTCTGTCATCAGATATCGGCAATATGAGTGCATTGCGTGCTGAAGTATGTAGAATACCGACAAGACCGAACGGTGCAGGGTTAATTCAGATTATGAACAAAGAGGAAATGGCACGCCAGAAGCCACCATTGCCTTCACCGAATATGGCAGATTCACTTATGATGAGTCTTGCCACGCCACCACCGAATAAGGCTGATATGAAACTCCATTTTGCGACCGTTTATGGCAACTGAAAATAAAGAGTTAATTGAGCGCTTGGTGTCATATGGTGGCGACTCCAAACAAGACCAAGACTGTCTTGAGGCGTCAAAAGTTATTGAACATGTTGAGGGTATTTTACACGACATTACTGCGTGGTATGACGCCTATCCGAGGGCTGTATTTGTCGAGCCAACCAAAGAACAATGGCTTGAAGCCCATCACCTTCTGAATAAAGTTAGGACAAATTTGTTAGTTGCTATTTCAGCCAGTAGGCGGAAGCACGTTCTTGATGGAATTCATAAAATAATTGGTTCAAAACGTCCATCAAAGGACGATGAATAATGGCTGACGACGACCAAGACAAAGGCTTCAAAAACCATGGATCAGTCCTGACATTGTTGCGTGAGGCACAATCAGTTGAGAAAGATGTGCGTGAGATTGTTCGTGAGGTACACGAGTTCCTTGATCAAAAGGACGGTCAGTGGGACTCACAGGCGCGTGATGCATTCAAAAACCGACCCCGCTATACCTTGGATAAGTGCAATGATTTAGTTGACGATATCGCTGGAGCTATTGAACAGCAGGACTTCGATATTCAGATATTACCGGCAGGCGGTGATGCAACCAAACCCCTTGCCAAGACCTATGACGGGCTGATCCGAAACATTCAGAATCTGTCAAACGCGACTGACGTTTACGATGCCTCAACACGCTTTATGATACGCGCTGGCATGGATGGCTGGCGTGTCAATCAACGATGGGGTGATAACAATACTTTTGATCAGGATTTATACATCGACACCATCAACGACTTTGTGGATCGGGTGTGGTTTGACCCTGGTGCTGTTCTGCAAACACGTGAGGATGCGAATTACTGCTTTGTACTGACGACCATGATCAAGGCTGATTATGAGGAACAGTTCCCTGACGGTAGTGGTAAATCAGTCACTATTGGTGATCGTGTTACTCATACTGATCATATGCCGGATACCATCGTGGTTGGCGAGATTCTGTATAAGGTTGAGGTTGAGCGACGCATCGTAGAACTAACGAACGGTGCAGTTTATGTCGATGACGACAAGTTCAAAAAGATCAAGGACGAACTGGAAGAACAAGGCGCTACAGTTAAGCGTGAACGCACACGTCCAATGACGGAGGTTAAATCTCGTGTCTTTGATGGCAAAGAATGGCTAACAGACATTGAGGATACAGTATTTGATTTGATTCCGATTATTCCAGAGTATGCAAACTGGAGTATGCGACAGAAGGTGCCTAACTATTGGGGCATCGTTACGAAGAAAATGGATGCACAACGCATCTATAACTACACTGAGAGCCGTAAGGTTGAAGAGGGTGCATTAGCTCCATTAGCCAAGATTCTTGTTACCAAGGTGCAGATTGGTGGCGAAAAGACCGCTTGGGAGCAATTGAACGTATCGTCCGATCCGGCACTTACCTATGAATCTGATGAAAGTCCAGGCGTGGTGCCTCCATACAAGCTTGGAGGTGCTGAGATTAATCCAGGTCTTGAGCTTACCTCTCAGTCAATGTTGCAGAACCTTCAATCTACTGCTGGAATAGATCAGTTACCTGGGCAACCACTTGGACTCCAATCTGGACTCGCAGTAGAACTCAAGCAAAACCGTGGCGATACACGCAACTTTAAGTATGTTCGTAGTAAGCAGATCGCCATCTGCCATACCGGCAAAATATTGATGCGAGCCATTCCGAAAGTTTATGATACAGCACGCCAAGTACGCATTATCAATGAGGACAATTCGTTCGAAATGGTGATGATTAATGATCGTGTGATTGACACAGAAACCGAGGAAGCGGTTGAAGTCATTGATTTATCCAAAGGCGTGTATGACGCCACCTGTGAGGTATCGAAGTCGTTCAAGAACCGTCAGGGTGAGACTGTTAACTCGATGGTAGAGGTTGCCAGTATTGATCCAAGCATTATCGAGGAGGGTCGTGACGTCCTGTACAAGAACATGAATGCACCTGGATTTGATGTATTGGCCGAGCGTGTACGCCAACGTATGGTACTATCCGGTCAAATACCGGAAGATCAGTTGACGGATGAGGAGAAGGAATTTTTAGCAGCACAGCCTGCACCGCCGCCTGATCCAGTAGCTGTTGCTCTGGAAAGACAGGCAGAGGTGGAGGATGATAAGGTACAAATCAGTGCCATTGAGGCGGCCCGCAAAGACCGTGAGCTGGATGCTAAGATTGTAAATGCGCAGCGCGACGATGATCGGGAGTCCATGAATGAGGCTATGAACCAGATCAAGATGGCAGCGGAGGTACTGAACACACATGCCGACACGATGAACAAGATTCGTGAGGCAATGGGGCTGGAAGCAATATCCGGTCCTGGAGGAATAACAGCATTTATAGATCAAGCGGCTCAAGTACGGGAGTCGCAAGCGGAACAGCCATAAAACGGAGTTAGTTATGCCAGATCCTGTGGAAGGTGAAGAGGCAGTAGAAGCAGAACCGGAAGAAAAGCACGATGGTTTTATTGCACTCGACAAGCACCAGAAAGACGTCAATGTTCAGCACAAGAAGTTCAGAGACGAGGAGCGAGGTCGAGTCAAAGCCGAGGAACGTGCCAGTGCGGTAGAGAAGGAGCTTGGGGATCTAAGGGCCAAACAAGCGGAGGTAGTTATTCCGCCAGTGCCTGACAGGTACTCAGAAACCTTTGATGCCGAGATACTAACGCGTGACGAAGCGATTCAAAAGCAAGCGGACCTGAATGCGGAACAAACACGACTAGCGGATGATCGCAAGACAAAGGATGAGGCTCGCATCACCGAAGAAAACGCTGCCATGAGTAAAAAGGTAGCGGCGTTTGACACAAATATGGTGACGCACGGTCTGAATCCGGCTGAAACAAAGAAAGCGGCAGATACGGTTATCGGTTATGGAATATCCACGACTTTTCAGGATGTACTTCTGGAAGATCCGGATGGCCCGTTACTCGTGACGTATTTATCGCAAAATCCTGTTGAACTGGAAGAAATGAACAGGATGTCTGTGTTGCAGTTGGTGAATCACTTAAACGGTGATATCAGACAAAAGGCTTCTTTACTGAAACCACAAACAAGTAATGCGCCCAACCCACCCACCACTATTAAAGGCGGTGGTGCTCCTGAACAAAAGGAAGACTGGGAAAAGGGGGTCATTTACGAATAGGAGTTAGATCGTGGCAAATGACTTAACGAGTAACACAACCCGTAAGCTGATGCGTGTGTTCTTGAAGCATTTCGAGTCAAATCGAGTTGTGACAAAAACAGTCGATACGCAGCTTTTCACAGGTAAATTCACACCGGCATCGGGTACAACTGTGGACATCAAACGTCCGCATGACTACACCACGATTCGGACTTCAGGCGGTGATATCTCTGGGTCAACCAAAGATGATATTATTTCCGGTAAGGCAACCGCAACGGTGCAGGATTATTTCACGGCCTCGGTCGATTGGGATAATGTTGAAGAGGCATTGGAACTTGATCAGTTAGACCAGATCATCGCGCCAATGGCACGACGCATTGTCACAGACCTTGAGAGTGATTTTGCCGATTTCATGATGAAGAACACCGGCATGGTGCAAGGAACCCCAGGCGAGGCTATTGATACCTGGACAGAAGTTGCTAATGCAGGGGCCTTGATGGCTTCAACCGGTGTTCCTAACGATGGTCCGTGGTATTACCTCATGAACCCATTCTCCCAGGTTGCAATGGCGAATCTTCAGAACCAATTAACGAGTGTTAGTACCCTTGTGCAGACAGCATGGGAAAAAGCACAGATCAGCCAGAACTTCGGTGGAATGATGGCATTAACGGCTAATGCACTGTCATCCTACACAACCAATGCAACTGGCGATGTCGCTGGTGTTGTGGATGGAACGCCGACTGCGACTTATGTATCTGTTAAAGATACGATGCAGCAGACAATTCATATTGACACGTTGGCGACGGCGGCTACCTATGTTGCGGGAACGGTTTTTGAAATTCCGACCCGGTCTATTTTGAATCAAGCAACCAGGCTTCCTGCCCTTGATGCAGCGGGCGCTAACATTCCGTGGCGCGGCGTTTTGAATGCTGATGTTTTGACAGCGACGAATGAAGGCGACTTCGTTTTCTCGTCTCCTGCCGTTAAGGAAACCACAGGTTCCAGGGATAGTGCCTACGACACGGTTGTAGCAGCAATTGTGGATGGTGATGTGGTTAATATTCTCAGCGCAGACTCGACAACGTTCCAGCCGAACCTCTTTTATCACACGCAGGCATTTAGCCTTGCATCTGTGAAACTACCGAAGTTGTTCTCAACAGACACAACGGCGGTTACTGAGGATGGCTTCTCGCTTCGTGTCTCGAAATATGCGGATGGTGATGCTAACGTGCAGAAGGTTCGTTTTGACCTTCTACCTGCCTTCGCTGTTCTTAATCCGTTTTATGCAGGCCAAGGTTACGGCGTAGCATAATCGAGGCTTATGTTCATGATGGGGATGTCGGGGTTGGTGTACCCGGCTCCCCGTTATGGAATTATCATTGGATCATGCAGTTTGAGAATGATGAGCTGCGTGATTTCGTGCTTGAAATAGGCTCTGATAAAGCATTCGAGGCGCTTGAATATGGCAACGGTAAGTGAGGTTGTAAAGGGTGCGCTGCTATTACTGGAAATTAAGGTAGCAGAAGCCGCCATTACAGCTGCAGAAGCTGAAGACGGTCGTGTCGCGCTCAACGACATGATGAACGAGTGGAACGTCAACGGTATCAATGTTGGCTATGAAACACTCGACGATGCAGACGATGAGTTATTTGTTGATCTGGGCGCCATAGGTGCTATCAAAGCTAACTTGGCCGTCTACATAGCCCCTGAGTATGGGCGTAGCGTAGGAGATGAACTAAGACTTCGTGCTAGACGCAGTAAACGTTCATTACGTGGCTCGATAGACCTTAAACCAACAGAATTTCCAGATAGCTTACCCATTGGCAGCGGAAATGAAGACAATCACTTTGTGGCCGATGGAGATACACCAGGTAATCTACGTAACTCCCGATTCTTTCCGTCCAATATTCGCCGCAAATGCAATTAGAAATTGCTACAGGCTTTTATCAATCGGACTCAACACCGCTGGTAAACCAACGCTGCGTTAACTGGATTCCCGTTGTTCCACAGGCCAGCGCTTTGAATAACAGAGCGCTGTTCGATGTATTTGGCATAGTCACCCGGACACTCACTGGCGCTACTATTGTAGGCATTAATCGTGGTGCCCAAGTCGTTAACGGTGTGCCTTATTTCGTCAACGAGAACGCACTGTATTCGTTTGATGCCAATAATGTGGTGACGAATCACGGCACGATTGACGGTGCGGATCGCGTGTCTTTAGCGAATAACGGTCGGTTTCTGGTCATTGTCGTGCCTGGAGTGACAGGCTATGTGTTCGATAACGTTGATTCATCGCTCACAGAAATAACGGATATTGACTTTCAAATAGCCGATACCGTGGATTTCAAGGACGGATTTTTCGTCTTCTCGGCCTCCGATGGCGAACAGTTTTTCATATCAAACCTTAATCAACCCCTTATCTATAGTGGACTCGATTTCGGTTCTGCTGAAGTCCGTCCGGATAAGATTGTGGCGGTACACGTTAATCGCAACGAGCTGCGTGTTTGGGGTGAAGATACAGGTGAACTATTTCGTAACGTAGGAGGTTCTGGATTTCCGTTCAAACGTGTTGAAGGCGGAGACATACAAAAAGGATTAAGAGCTAAACACAGCATCGTTAACTTTGATAACTCTTTTGTATTTCTAGGTGGTGCACCGAATGAACTTACCGCTGTATGGCGTCTGGAAAGTGGTGTGCGAAAGATATCAACGTCAGCAGTCGATAACGCAATTCAAGAATACACGTCGGATGAGATTGCGGATGCCTTTGCATTCACTTATGCACACGGTGGAAACTATTTTGTTGCTTTCACTTTTACTTCAATTCGTATTCCCTCACGCACTTTGGTCTATGACGCAACGACCAGTGCATTAACCGGCGAGAACATATGGCATGAACGCCAGTCAGGAGTCGTTGATGACAAGTGGCGAGTCACGGCTATTGTCAGTGTTTTTGGGGATCTAATCGTTGCCGATTCGGTTGACGGTCGCATTGGTACCTTTGATAAGGACACGCATACTGAATATGGAAATGTGATCAAACGACAGAAGACATCGCAGCCATTTAATGTTGACCGATTTCCTTTGACGGTTTCTAAACTGATGTTGACGATGGAGGCTGGAGTAGGAACGATTGCCGGACTTGACCCGCAGATAAAAATGGAATTCTCTGACGATCAGAGCGGTATTTTTACCAGTGCCGGTCTTCGTTCGTATGGCAAGATTGGCGAGCGCAGGCGGATTCCGTCCTGGAGAAGACAGGGACAGATACCAAGGGACCGTGTATTACGATTTACAACGACTGAACCGATAAAAAGCACTTTAATTCGACTGGATGCTGAGTTCTCAGCCTCTTCAAACGTGCCGCAGATATGACCAGGAGAGCTGCACCTAACCGATTTGACTCACTCGTCGATACAGACGGATTACCAAGCTCACTCTTTGCAGAGGTATTGGAGAATCTGGTTGAAGACGTCAACAATCTGGGTGCTTCTCCCGTCAATACGCAGACCAGTGATTACACTTTTGTTTTGGACGATACCCTGATTCGATTTACGGGCACAGTGGCGTTGAAAACTACTATTCCCGATAATGATTCGGTGGGATTTGAAATAGGCTCAGTCGTTGAGATACAAAACGATACGAATAAGACGTTAAGCGTTGATATCGACACTGACACACTGATTTTTGAGGCAGATGGTACTACAGGTTCACGCACGATAGCGGCTGCCGGCTCCGGGCGTTTTCGGAAGATTGAGGCAACGCAATGGAAATGTCGCGGACAACAGATGACATGATCAGACGTACTTATGACATGGATATCGTTAATTCTATCCTGCAGCATCCGGATATCTGGAAAGATATTGCTCCTGAGGGAGTAGAACCTTTTGATCCACCTTATCTGCCAAGTGTATTGTATTTCATTGTCAATGATGGCGATGGTGTGATAACTGTATATCCATTTAGAGATAGTTGTAAAATCCATCCCAACATATTGCCCGATAAACGCGGTAAACTAGCCTATGAGGCAGTTGAGGAAGCCTGTCAGGCATTGTTTAACTATGGATATACATCCATTTATGCCGAAATCGATCCTAAATTGCGCCATGTCGTGATGTTTGCACGTCGGCTAGGATTCAGACTGTTAGAATCGGATAAGCGTGACCTGTTTATCAGGAGGTTATTAAACTCATGAGTTTTATTACAGACACTTTCTTCGGAGGTGCAGAAAAGAAGGCAGGCGAGGCGGCGGCGGCCGGTCGAACTGAGGGCATTGCCGAACAACGACGCCAGCGCGATATTACACGTCAGGATTTTTCCGGTTTTGTTGAACGTGGTGGTGCTGCCGGCGAAAGAGAGGCTGCATTTTTAGGATTACGCGGTACCGAAGCCGAACAAGCTGCTATTTCAGGTTTTCAGGAGTCACCTGGTCAGGTCTTTCTACGTGAACGTCAGGAACGCGCATTACTGCGTAACGAAGCGGCCATAGGAGGTTTAGGCGGCGGTAATGTACGCACTGCGCTACAGGAACAAGCATTTGGCATTGCCTCAACTCAGTTGAGTGAGCGTAAGGATCGTTTGGCAGGTGTCGCACGAAGAGGTCTTAGCGCAGTGGGTCAACAAGCCGGTATTGGTGCAGATATATCGACCAATATTGCCGGTCTTTTATCGGAACGAGGCGAGGCACGGGCGAGTGGTATTTTAGGGCAGGCTGCCGGAATTAGACGCGGCCTTGGTCAAGTTGCACAGGCGTTTATCTAATGGCAACCCCAGAGGAAGAGGTTAAACGAGGGCTTTTATCACGCGTTGGTCAGGGCATTGTGTCATTTGCAGCCGATATACCCGCTTCAGAGATCGAGACAATTCGATCAGAGCGAGATCGCGCCGCATCTGCTGCAGAAATAGCGTCTAACCAGGTAAGGCTTGGCGAGCAGCAAGTTGAAGCCAATGATGCAGCGGTTTTACAACAGCAGGAAACACAACGCCTAATCAATGTGATACAGCAAGGTACTGGTGAGCAATCAAGGCAAGCATCTGATCGTTTATTCCAATTGAATCCTGAATTGGCTGATACGCTATTTCAGAATATGGGTGCTACCTCGTCTGCGCAACGTGAGGATGCCTCGCGTAGAGCGAGTGAAATATTACAAACAGCTCCGCAGGATCGTGAAGCCGTGATCTTACAACAGGCCGAAACACTTAAGACCGAAGGTCGCGATCCCAGAGATACTTTAAGTCTTATCGGACAATCACCAGAGGATCAAGATCGTTCGTTAAATATCGTTCAGTCGGCTGCATTGAGTACTAAAGAACGCCTTGGTCTGCAGCGTGGCACTGTTGAGCCGTTTGCGTTACAGACTTTTCGTGGACTTATTGAGTCTGCTGGATTAGAGGGAGAAGAAATAGAGGAAGCTGCCAGGGTTGCATTGGGTATCGACCCGCGTGCGATTGGCTCTGCCGAACAAACCATTGCGGTTGATAAGCAGTTGGGTGAGTTGGTGGCAGAACTGCGCGAAACACTGGCTGAAAGAACCAAGTTTGCAGAGCGCACTGGTGCGTCTCGTGCTGCAACGATTGATAAAGGCTTTGACAGCATCAAGAACATTAATAAGAACGTGCGCAACATTGATCGAGCAATTACTGCTTTGGAAGGTGGTGCATCTACAGGCGCGATTGAAAGCAACTTTTTTCCATCAATACGTGAGTCATCAGTCATACTGGATCAAATCCAGGGAGAGCTTGCGTTGGATGTGGTTGGCTCCGTTACCTTCGGTGCATTGAGTAAGGGCGAACTGGATCTTGCTCGCGCAACCGCACTGCCAACAAATCTACAGCCCCCTGAGCTGATTACCTTTCTGCAGAATAAAAAGTCTGCGCAGGAAAAACTGCGAACATATTACGAGAGTCAGATTGATTTTCTTGATGAGGGAGGAAGTATTGCAGGTTTCTTACGTCAGCAACGGCGTGGAGATGAACCCATTGAAGCAGATACTGTTGACCCATCACTTCTTGAGTTTATGACACCCGAACAACGAGCATTGTTCAAGCAATGATATGGCTCATCTCACTATAGAACAGCAAAAAGCTATTGCTATAGCGCAAGCCAAGCAACGACAAGCAGCGTCTGCGCCCGGTCAACGTACCCGTGAGCAGCGTTTGGCCCGTATATCTGAACTGGAGGCAGAACAAGTTGCATTGACAGAAGATCAGCCTGGTATCCTTCGTGGTGCTGCTGAGGTCATCGGTGGCACTGTGGCTGATATTCGTGGACTGCCAGAGGTTGCATTACAGCTCGCCACAGGTGGTGCGGCTACTGCAGCAGGCGGAGTCGCCGCTATTCCGGTAACTGCCTTTGAGGCGCTTAGAGGTGGTGAAGATCCGGCTGGTGCCGGACGAGCCGTAATCGAACGATTTCAGGATATTGGTACATTTCAACCACGTACTGAAGTAGGACAACGTGCTGCAGAAGCTATCCAAGCTCCTTTGGAGTCTCTGGAACAATTCGCAGATATCGCTGGTGAGATCACGGGTGATCCGGAGGACGTGCTTGGCGCTACCTTGGTCAAGACAGCCATACTCGCCGCGCCAGCACTGTTTGGTTTACGTCGTGGTCCGACTATAACCAGACCTTCTGCAAAACCAACACCACGTCAACAGGTCGCGGCTTCAGCGGCTGAGGAAGGCTATGTTACGCCTCCATCTGTAAGAGGTGAGGCTGGTGCTGCCGGTTTAGCTGAGGGCCTTGGCGGTAGGCTCAAGACTGGTCAGCAAGCTATAGAGACAAACCAGGCAGTGACAAACAGACTTGCCAGTCGTGCTGTTGGTTTACCTGAAGAGGTGCCGGTGACCATAGATGTACTACAGGGAATACGCAGTCAGGCTGGTCAGGCATATGAAGCTGTCAGGGATGTTGGCCAGATATTTACGGACAATCGCTTTAAGCGGGATTTGTCTGCATCAACAAGACAGTTCAAAAATGCAGCAAGAGACTTCCCTGAATTAGCCAAGAGCGAGATCATCGATATCGTTGAAGGTTTACGTGTGGCCGAGTTCGATGCAGGCGCTGGTGTTGATGCTATAAGCCTGCTACGCAACAGAGCAGACGTTGCATTTCGAGGTGGCGATAAAGCACTTGGCAATTCATATCGGGCAGCGTCGAATGCAATAGAGAGTGTGTTGGAACGTCATCTTGGAAGAGGTGGTGATCCTGCATTGGTTGATGCATTCCGACAAGCTCGCCAGCAGATAGCTGAAACATACTCAGTTCAAGAAGCTCTGCAGGGTCGTATAACAGGTGAAGTGTCCGCCACACAACTTGCAGCTCAGCTCAAGAAAGGAAAACCGTTGAGCGGAGAATTGCGAACTATTGCTGATTTTGCCAATACATTTCCGTCAGTATCGAGATTATTCACTGGGACTGCACAAGCATTTTCTCCACTGGATCTAGCCGTTGGCGGAACATCTGCGGGCATTGCCGGTACGGCGGCTGTACTTGGAGCAGGTCCGGCTGCGTTGATACCACTGGCTGGAACCGTAGCTCGTCCGTTACTTAGAAGAGGTGCGTTAAGTGAGGTTGCTAGGCGCTCCGGACTTTCTACGGAGGCCATTAGACCGGCACCAGGTGTTATACCTGGAGCGGCGCTGAGTGGTGTTGCTGTTCAAACCGAACAGTGATTATTGATTGTATTTAAGTGCTGCCCAAATGAAAGTTGAAACAATATATATATACAGCAGTGAATTTGGAATGTTAAAAGATACCATAACAACCGATACGGCAATAATGGGAAGAAAATAGTTAAATGTTTGCGACCAATTCCAAATTTTGTCAGCGGGTAATTTCATGACGCCCAGTATAACAGGAGAATAGATAGTGGCCTTTCGCTTTCCGGAGCCGCGTGTTCGTGTTGGTGATGGTATTGACAGCTTTGATGGAGCTACGCTCAGTTTCTTTGAGTTCGGCACCTCAACACCAAAAGTAACGTTCAGTGATCTGGCGTTAACGTCGCAAAATACAGATCCGGTTGTTGCCGATGCTGACGGTCTTTTCGGCGATATCTTCACCGATACCCAAGGTACGGTAACACTTAAAACGAAACAAGGTGCCGTAGTATACGGTCCAATCGATTTCTTTGCACCTGAGGATGGCATTACAGATCTTGCGGCATCCAATGTCAGTGTTTTAGATTCTGCCGGCAATTTCACTGCAGCGGATGTTGAGTTAGTACTGAAAGAGATTTCCGATGATTGGGCTAAATTAGCCAGGACCAACACATTCTCAGCTATTCAAACGTTCACTGCCGCCTTACAAATATCTGATCAAGAGTTGCGGCGTGCTTTATTGGTGGATTATGCAGTCAAACACAATTCTGTATCGAGTGTATCAGGAACGTTGACGCTTGATTTTACGACTGGCAATTCATTTTCAACAACGCTTACCGAAAATACGACAATAGTATTGACCAATCCACCGGCAACAGGTATTTACGGAGAGGTGACACTTAGAATAACGCAGGACGGTGGTGGCGGTGCATTCACAATAACCCTACCGGCCTCTGTTGAAATTCCTGGTGGGGCAACCTATACGATGAGTGTAGCAAATAATGCCAGAGACAAATTAACTTTCAGCACTATTGATGCTCTAACTATAACCGATTTAGAATTCTCACAGGCGTATGCGTAAATGCTATTACGTCATATTCGTGGTACTGATGGAGCTGTATCGGACTTTGTTAATATTACGGATCGTACAGTCAATAATTTCCGTATTTCTGGAACCTGTCATTCAGGAGTCAGATTTGCATCCGATGGTGTTTTATTCAAAAGGCAGGCAGACGATGGCTTGAGTTCTATTTCCGGTCAGTGGCTTGGACAAGGTGCGGCTTCGGGGTTTTTTGTACAACATACTATTATTAGTGGCACGCTTGAGGTTGATCCAGCAGTTGCAACATTTAATCAACTCAATGTAGATAGGGATTACGATAATCGAAAGTCCTCGGAAGGAGAGAAAACAACGGTGGTATTTTTTGAATTATCCAGCGATGTATCCGGAGTTCCGCTTTTGGATACGGCGACCATGACGTTTATCTCAAGACAGGGAGTCAAATAAAGAGCAAAATAATAATTTTGGGGGGAGCAAAATGGCTATTTTAGCAGATGGTACAATTCCAGCAACAGAGGCAGCGGTTTATATCGTAACTGGCACAGACTTTAGAACAGATATTGTGGACTTTACGCGGGTGGATATTAATAAGATCACGATGTTCAATAACATTCAGACGCAACAAACCATCATTTTATCGGTAAGAAAGAAGGACGGAGAACTCAGAAAATTGCAGCAATATGTATTAAAAAAAGATGAATCAGCTGAATATCTGGATGGAGGAGAGATTCTTCCCCTAGAGGTAGGCGATGAGATTGATGCCATCACAACAACGGCTGATGCGGTTGACTTTGTGGTCTATGGAAAGTTGATATGAGTTTGACGGCTGATGACGGTACAGAAATTATCACGCATCGGCTGGAAGACCTCGCCGCGACCTTTCTTGACCTGATTGATACTCCCAGCAGTTATCCTGCAGGCAGCGCATTCTTTAAGCTCAGGGTGAATGTCACCGAAGATGGTATAGAGTTTGTTCTTGATGACAGCATTGCGACCTTTGCGTGGCTCAGTAGCAGTGTAGACCAAGTACCGATAACGACTGACCCAACGCCTGTTACCTTTAACACACAGAATGCGATAAACGGTATAACACATTCAGTGTCAGTAGATTCAGATGAAATTACTATTGACAAAGCAGGTATTTATTCCATCAGTCCAAGTCCAGAAATTGGCAAGGACTCCGGTGGTGCAAGAATTGGTGCCGGTATTTTTCTACAGGTAGACAGAGGTTCCGGGTTTGTGGATGAACCGAACACAGGTTCTGCTGTGACCATCAAAGACTCCGATATAATGTTATCCATTATGTCTTTATATATGTTATTTCTAGACGTTGGTGATGTGTTTCGGATCATGCAACAGGTTGATGTTGCCACGGTTGGTATGGGCCTTAAGAGTGCACCCGCCGTTGTCATTGCGCCAACCAGACCAGCCGTCCCGTCCATCAGTATGGTTGTACAACGTATAGGCGATGCTGCATGACTGACAACGTAAGAGGTAGTGCATTATCACCGCTTGCGAAGGCTGCGGCTGGCAATACATTGACCATTGTCGATGTTCCGAATGTACCGGGTGGTACTAAAAAGATTGACGTAGAAGATATCAACCCAAACATTGAGATAACAGCAGAAGAAATAGCGGCATCAGTTACGCCGACGAACTTATTGTTTGATCCCGGCGATCCAAGACGGCAGGGTGTTACTTTTGATGGTGTTACGGATGATCAAGCGGCATGGCAACGAACCCTTGATGTTAAGGGCCATATATTGCCTGTTGCAGGATCGACGGTTGTAGGCGCGCAACTTGTTATTAAGTCCAACACACTTCTGGAACTAGATCCTGAATGCATCATGCGACGATCATGGGCGGGAACGAATGGTCAACGACCTGAAAACGCCACCATTAAGAATGAGAACGCGCCAACATCCGCCCAAATAACGGTTGATCCTGGACCCTTGGTACCCTCTACATTTGACACCGACATCCGTATTAGTGGTGGTCAGTGGGGTCACTTAGACGATGATCCTGTGACCTATCGTGGAACGCATATTGCCCTGATTGCCGTTCGTGGTGGTTCACTGCAAACTACCTTTAAGACGCAGCGATCAGAATGGT